GTTAATGTTCATAATTAACTATATAACATAAATTATACAAAGTCAACTATTTTCATCAACTCATTTTATCTTGTTCTTTTCTCTTTCTTGGACTACTCTCGGAGAAAACCGGGAGAATATCATGATACGTACCAAGACGTTTATCATAACAGGGCAGCCCGTACCCCTGGCACGTGCACGGTGCAGTAGGTGGCGCGGGGTAGTGTATGACTCACAGAAGCAAAACAAGCTTGTCATTGGCCTCCAACTCATGGAGCAAGCAGCTAACATGGAGCCGTTTACAAAAGCAACTGAGCTTGATATTACCTTTTTTATGAAACCACCCCAGAAACGTAAAGAAAATGGCGGCTGGTGTATCACTCGGCCGGATCTGGACAATATGGAAAAAATGTACCTAGACGTTTTAACAGACTGTAGAGTTTTACAAGATGATGCTATTATTGCTAAAATAATCGCGCGTAAGATTTATGATACTGAACCTAGATGCGTGATTGTATTAACCGAGTTGTAACCATGGTTTATAAACAAACTAAAATAGACCCGGAAATCATAGAACATAACACGACTTCGGTGGAGAAGCAGCCAAAAGCAAAGAAGAAACGGGGGCAAAGCTATCTCTCAACACCTACTTTGGAGACTTACGACTTGAGGGCTGAAAGATTGGGGAACGAATTCGTGACTTGGGCTAAAAACATTCGTAAAGATAATAGAGAGAAACGCTCCAAGATCTTCTATGGACTCGAAGACTTCGAAATAGACAATAATATGACCGGGGATGATGTTCATAGATATAAAAAGAACGCCACTTTTAAAGCATGTATTGATGAGACAAAACAATGGCTTGGCTTGCATACCTTTGCGGGATTAGTGGAAGGTTCTATGAAAGAGACTTACGCTAAAGCAATCTTAACTGATTATTCAGCTCACTACTCAGAACTTATTAAGAAGCAAGACGCTTATGAAGATCAACGTAAGAAGGATGTCAACGATCATACGATTGATAAGCTCGGTCTACGAGTAGTTGAAATTCCGGGCTTTCCACTTACCGATACGGTGCCTGTCAAGAAGCTCGTTGACGATGGAAAATAAAATCAAATTAGATCGCTATATCCCCCGGTTATACCAGCTCCCCCTGTGTGACGCCATCGAGAATAAGGGCTATAAACGAGTGATCGGTATCCTACCGCGGCGAGCCGGAAAAGATTTGACAGCTTGGAATTTATGCATACGTCAGTGTCTAAGAAAAACATGCTTAGTTTACTATTGTCTGCCCACCTACAGCCAAGCCAAGAAGACTGTTTTCGATGCGATTGCTATTGATGGTACAAAATTTATTGATTACATACCTAAAGAGCTTATAGCTTCTGTAAATTCACAGGAAATGAAAATACGATTCGTTAACGATAGTATCTTGCAGCTTATTGGCAGCGATACGTATGACACTTCGCTTGTTGGTACTAACCCGTACGCTATCGTTTTTAGTGAAGCTGCTTTAATGGATCCACGGGCCTACCAGTTTGCGCGTCCCATTCTTGCGGCTAATGATGGTTGGTGTTTACTGATAAGTTGTGTTGCTCCTAACACGCTTGTGATTAGCAAGAATGGTTTACAGCGTATATCAACAGTTTTAGATAGTCGTGAAATGTATACTGACTTACACAAGCCTATATGGGGGCTGAAGGGCTTTCACAATGCTGAGCAGTTTTATTATGGTGGCAGACAAAAAACCAAAAAGATTATTTTGAGTTCAGGTTATGAAATTGAATGTACGCCAATTCATCCTTTATGGAATGGCAAAGAATGGATTAAGGCTCAGGATTTAAAAGTAGGCGATTTATTGCCTATTCAATATGGTCAAAATATTTGGGGTAACGGTTTAAATATTGAAACATTTGATACATGTCGCGGTGGTCATGGTCATTTAAATTGGACAATTGATAATCTTAAACTTGATAACAACTTTTTCTATTTGTTGGGGTTAATTCATGCCGATGGGTCATATGACCGAAACAAAGTAACCGTTACCAAGAAAAAAGATCCTGAGATTATCAAGTTTCTTCATGATTATGGTTTTAAGACATTTAAAGATGGGATTCATCATAATCTTAGCTCTCGTGAATTTGTTAAACTACTTGAGTATTTGGGATTTAAACATGGTGCTAGAAATAAAACTTTCCCTGAAAGAATGTTCGAGTGCACCAAAGAGCAAATGAAGTCGTTTATCCAGGGCTTATTTGATGGTGATGGTACATCGAATTCATGCCCATCAAAACGTGGATATATTAAGTTAACTTCTACGTGTAAATCTTTTCTGCGCGACCTTCAAGTTATCTTACTTAATTTTGGGATAGTAGGCTCGATAAGGCCTGAAGATAAAGCGCCTACTAATAGAGTCAAGGTCTGGTCGCGTATATATAATCTTGAAATTATGGGCTATTTTGCACACATCTTTTATAAAGACATTGGCTTTAGACTTAAACGTAAACAAAAAAATTATTGTTATCTTCCAGAAAAATGTCGACAAGAGTCCGGCAATATCTATCCAATTGATTTAGATAGGCTTAAAGATTGTAAATTGCCTAAATCTTTAATCACTAATCCAAACAGGATGAGCCGGCGAACATTAAAGATGCTGGCAAGTTCACGGCCACATCAATATTTTGATGAATTACTCGCTGAACAATTTTTTTATTCTCCTATAGTCCAGATACTTGATAGTGAAAATGAAGTATTTGATTTTGTGATACCAGATACACATTCATTCTTTTCTAACGGTTTCATTTCGCACAATACGCCGCGCGGCCGAAATTGGCTGTTCGATCTCTATACTCGTGCTAAAGAACTACCCGACTGGTTCACCTATAAGTTGACCGTTGAAGATACCAAGCATGTTTCACCTGAAGTTTTAGAGACTGAACGGCAACAGACGAGTGAAGAGTTACACCTCCAGGAATGGTACACATCGTTTGATAGAGGTGTTGAAGGTTCGTTTTATGCTAAGTATCTTGATAGGATACGTTCTAATAACCAGATTGGTATTGTGCCCTGGTCTCCGGCGCTTAAGACTCATGTGGCGATCGACCTGGGAGTACATGATGCCACCTGTATTATCTTTTTTCAGGTACTTCAAAGCGGTGTTATCAATATCATAGACTCATACAGCAATACAAACGTTGGCCTTGACCATTATGTTAAAGTGCTTCAATCAAAACCATACACTTATGGTGCTTATCTTGGTCCCCATGATCTAGCCGTACGTGAGTGGGCAGGTGGTGCCGTAACAAGACTTGATAAAGCGCGTCAGCTTGGTGTTAACTTTACGATAGTGCCTAATCTTTCCATAGACGATGGTATTGAAGCGGTATGGACAGCCTTTAATAGATTCTATATCGACGAGGCTAAATGCAAGCCGCTGATTCATGCGCTTGAGAACTACCGCAGAGAGTGGGACGAACAGCATAATAGATATCGTGATAAGCCGGTGCACGACGCTCATTCCAACTGGTGTGACGCTCTACGTTACCTCTGTCTAGGCCTTCCAAAGCTACAAGACGGTACCACCAAAGAGGATTTAATAGCCTCACGCAATCGTGCTCTTTATGGAACTCAACAACAGTTTGCCCGTGTGTTTAGAGATTAAGCTTTCGAATTCTTGCTGTATTGTATTAATATAGTGGTGTTTAAAATCTTCTAGCCTTGAGGTGTACAATGCCATTAATTCCGGATATGGGACCTAACTACTCACAGAACGACGGTAGTGACGTTTCACAGCGCGCAAATAACTTCTACGCTAATAACATAACCATGAACCTTTCTTATTGGACTGAGGCGACCTATGACCTCAGAATGTTCATAGGTGAGCAAGGACTCATGACTGAGCTTTATGGTGTGCTTCCCGGTAGGCCGCACATGTACTCATTCAACCGTATCTTGAGAGTCATAAATACCATCACGGGGTTTCAGAGACGTAACCGCAAATCACTCTTGGCCATACCCATAGAGAACGGCGACCAAAAGACATCTGACCAGTTTACTAAGCTGCTTTACTGGGCTGACCAACAGGAATCAATAGGCAATACTATATCCGATGCCTTTGAGGGTGCCTGTGTTACGGGACTGTATATGCTCCATGTGTATATGGACTACCGCAAGGATCCTATCTCAGGTGACATTAAAGTGGATTCCGTACCGTATAACTCGTTCATTATGGATACGTTCACCCGTAAGTCTGACTTGTCTGACTGTAATGGGATCATGAGACGGTCATATGTAACCAAGCAAGAAGCCATGTCGTTACTCCCCGACTTCTCAAAAGATATATCTTCAATGGAGGGCGGCCGTGGCGCACGTGACCAGAAGTTTCAGTACATGCCTGAAGTATTCGCCTTCGATCAGCTTGATAAGCTCACCTACGATGAATACTATTACCGTGCTTTCAGGAAACAAAAATTACTTGTTGATAAAGAAACCGGTGATACGTTTGAGTGGAAATCAACCGACGATGAGAAAATGAAACTCTTCTTACAAATGTATCCAAGCGTAACGGTCGTAGAAAATACTATCCCAACGGTACGTCAAGCAATTTTAGTCAATAATAAAACACTGTACGATGAGTACACAGAGATTGATGATTACCCTTTTGTGCCGGTGATGACGTACTTCAACCCTGAAATACCGTACTGGAACTGGCGTGTGCAAGGTATTGTCAGAACACTCCGTGATGCCCAGTATCTCTATAACCGTAGACGTATCTCAGAGCTGGACATGATTGAGTCACGTTTAACTAACCCACTCATCTATCACCCTGATATGTTAATCAATCCCGATGATGTACACCAAACAGGTCAAGGCAGACAAATCGGTGTCAAGCGTGAATACCCACTTGGTGAAGCCGTACAACCAATGAACCCGCCCGACGTCCCACAATCATACATTGCCCTTTCGGAGCTTATGGCTAAAGAAATACAAGAAATCTCAGGTGTCAACGAGGCAATGCTTGGTTCAGCCACAGACGAGAAAGCGGGCATTCTAGAGATGTTAAGACAAGGGGCTGGGGTTACCATGCTTCAGGGTGTTTACGACAAGCTTGATCGATCTATGAAGCAATTAGGGCGTCTTATGATCAAGATGATGCAAAACAACTTCACCCCCGCAAAAATACAACGTATTATTGCCGAGCAACCGACTCAGGAGTTCTACAATAAGAACTTTGGCAAGTATGACTGTGCTGTTGAGGAGGGGGTTAATACAACTACCCAAAGACAACAAGAGTTTATTACGCTTGTACGTTTGCATGAGATGGGTATACCTATACCGCCTAAGGCGTTACTTAATGCTATAACTGTTCAAAATAAGAATGAACTTATTGAAATGATTGAGCAGCAACAACAGCAACAAGCTCAACAACAGCAACAACAAGCTCAAATACAGATGCAAGAGTTGCAAGCACGGGCTGAACTCAGCCATGCGAGAGCAATGGCTGATGTTGCTCAAGGGAATGAGCGCAATTCGCGTGTCGCTGAGAACTTCGCAGCAGCTGAAGAGCGTAAGCATAAAGCAGTTGCTGAAGACCATGCAGGCATGCTTGATTTGATACGCTCAATAAAGGAATTAGAGACCATCGATCTATCGAATATCGAGAAATTGATTCAAATGAGTCAAGCACTTAAAGCAGCAGAAGCGGCTACAACTTCTCAAGTACCCACAACACCAACCCCCCAAACACAACCAAATCCTGGTCAAAATACCCCGCAAGAACAACCGGATATGCAACAGCAACCGCAAATGATGGGGCAGTGATGTCAGTGGGTCGTGACTTTTATGTAGAACAAGCGATGCTGGAAGCTGAGCGTATTGATCTGGAACGTATGAAGAAGATTATCGAAGCATTGGATGAAATTCTTGAGAAACCGACAAAGAAAAAGTAATCTCTTATTGTGGTCACCGCCTACTTTCAAATCTTCCAATTCCTTTTAGTGTTTCATCGGTGACCACCTAAGTTCTCACGGAGTATTGCTGCCCGTGAGTAAAGAGGGCCCACCTAGTGGAGTGAAAAGGGGTAATATCCTGTCGGCTTGAGTGTGCAATTCACGAATCGGCCCTTGGTTTTTTAATGGGATAGTAGCTTAGTTGGTTAAAGCACACGATTGTCGATCGTGAGAGCGTGGGTTCGAGTCCCACTTATCCCGCCACTAGCAAAACTTAACTCATCTGTTATAAGCTTGTCGTATCTTCCTCTTGTGGTTAGAGGAACAACCTTGCGGGTCAAGCCGCAGTTACTACAAGGAGTGCCCCATGGCAAAAAGACGTTACGATTCAAAAACAAAATCTATGGTTGCAGGCTTCAGGGAAGGCTCAAACTCTTCTGATTATCCTGTCTCATCAAGCGACGGTCTCTTTCCTAGGGACGTTGTTGTGAAAGAATTCCCACAAGCCGGCTATCATACCGCGCCTACGCCTTATGATGGTATCTCGGGTATTGATGGGCAGCTGAATAGCGATGCCGCTAAGTTGAGTAATGGCAAGAAGACCAGGACATACTAATGCCTGGCGCACCTCGTCCTAATAACAAGGCTAAAGAGATAGCATTACGTGTTTTAGGGAAACTGAAACCTAAAAAGCGTAATAAACAAAATCAGGTACCACTTCAAGAGCAAGTAAAAACTCCCTTAAATGCGACCTTTGATGGTGGGCTTGGTTGATGCACTGCGATGAGACGTCTAACGTCTAATTCCTACGGGGGGTATCCTTCATTACCCCCCCAACAAAACCTCAAAGGGTTTATCATGTCAAAATATATATACCTAATGTCAGGCGTGGCAGTAATAGTTACCATTATTATGGTGGCTTTTTATAAATTCGGTGGTGAATAATATGGCAAAGAAGATGAGTAAAAAAGCAAAAGTTATTAAGTCAGAGATGCAGAAATTTAAAGCTGATGAACTACACAGCGGTTCTAAAAAAGGGCCTCTTGTGAAGAGTCCTAAGCAGGCTCTAGCGATCAGCCTCTCTGTTAGTCGGCGTAAAACTAAGAAGAAACCCATTAAAAAGAAAGCAGTAATGATGGTCAAATAGCTCTTCTTTCAGATAGAAATCATGTTAATACCCATGTGTAACAGCGTGGGTATTTTTATTGTGTTTATACACCGATTGTATTATCTTTTAAGGCAAATTGAGAGGTAGCACATGATGAAAAAGAAAATATTAGCTCCCCGTAAAGAGACTCTTGGCAAAATAGCTCGTGAGATTATGGAGAAGCCGCAAGACTCACGCGACCCGATAGAGTTAGCCAGGATAAACGAGCAAGACTATATAAAGAATCTCTTTGAGTGTCTTGAAACGCATAAACAAATCTTTAAACACTCTGATTTCTTTATAGAGGTGTTGACTAAGAAAGAACCACTTATAAAGAATGTAGTTCGCAATTTCTTTGCGGGACGTTTAGCATGCCCAACGCCGTTTTTTGATCAATCGGTGTATATGTATCACTGGTATGATGACAAGCTGGAGCTATTATGGGCTCTCCCCGTAGAAGAAGCGTGTCGAATATATCGTAATTATGCACTTGAAGTGGTGCCTGAAGAACGCGCTCTTTTGGGGCATATTCTTGATTACTATGATGGCACACTCTTAAGATTAGCTATGAAATTAAATGGTGAAACGCTAGAATCACCACAGATAGAGTTAAAAATAATCGAGCATTAACCCAAGGAGCCGATGCATGTCAGATGATATCAAGAATGAAGCATTGCAAGAGCTGGCAGAACAAGCTACTGAAGTAGAACAAGTTGAAGAAGTTCAACCTACTCCTGATGAGCAACCTGAACAACAGCAAACAAAAGCACCGTCACAGTCCTTTAAGGAGCTGAGAACAAAGAACGAAGATCTTGAAAAACGCATGTATGAACAGGAGCGTTTCTACCGTCAAGAACTTGAGCGTGCGCGCGTCTATCAACAACCACAACAGGTTCAACAACCACAAGAACCTGAGCTTGGTGATACTGATATTGTTGAGTATCGTCACGTAAAGAAAGAGTTTAATCGCCTTAAGTCTGAACTTGATCAGCTTAAGCAGCAATCAGAGATACAACGCCTTCAGACTAAGTATTCTGACATAGATACTATAGTCAGCATGCAGAACCTGGAAAAGCTTAAACAGGTTGATCCTGAAGCTTATATGGCTGTTGAAGCTGCTCCTACGCTTTATGCTAAGGGTGTTCTAGCCTATAAACTTATTAAGTCTTCTGATATAATCACCAAGCCAAACGATGATTACGATTATGAGCAAGCAGCGATTAATCGTAATGCACAGAAGCCTAAATCCATCTCAACGGTACAGCCTCAACGGGGGACTAACCCGCTTACCAAGGCTAATGCTTTTGCTAATGGCCCAGAATTGACTCCTGAGTTGCAGAAATCGCTCCTAGAAGAGATGGAAAACAGCATTAAGTCAGGTCGCAGATAACCTGTCGCGCCATAGCCTCGGCGACGGCGGAAAAGTACTCTCTTATGGTACTGAACCTATAAGAATTGAGCCGGTAGCACAAGCGCCGGTTCTTTTTTCATGTCTCGGCGTAGCCCTGCGGAGACGGATTGCAATTCAACAATGAAAAGTGCTATAGTCTTTGTGAATGTAATAGGACGTCATTCACCCATCCGGACGCAAAAGCCAATTAAGTGACTCGTCCACGCTTAAGATTACGGACGCAAAAATGGTCTAAGTCATTCGTCCAGACTTAAAGTTTTACTTTAACTTTAAGGTGATCTATGGCAAATATTGTCACTGCAACAAGTATGCCGCCACAAGTGCAGCAGACTTTTGCGCTCAAACTTCTCTCAACACCAACACCAAATTACATCTATAAGTATGTAGCCGATCCTGAACTGCTTCCTCGGCATGGTGGTGATACGTTGAGATTCTCACGTTATAACCCACTACCGGCAGCCCTCGTTCCACTAGGAACATCAGGAGCAACGCCACCGCCTACCGATCTTGATCGTGTAGATATTGATATGCGCGTATCGTGGTATGGGCAGTTCATATATTTGAATGAACAAGTTCAATTGAGCAATCAGGACAGCGTATTGAACGCAGCCGCTAAAAGATTAGGCGCCTCATTAAGACTCACCGAAGATAACTTAATGCGTAACATGTTGCTTTCTTCTGCAACGCGTATTTGGTGTACCAACGGGATTGACGGCGACAGCCCGACGGAGCTCACCTCTAATGACATCAACAAAGCAATTCGCTCACTGTTGAGTGCGAATGCTTGGATGATTCAAGATGTTGTAGGAGCTGAGGATCTTTATGGGACAAGCCCGATTCGTTCGTCATACATGGCATTAGCACATACTGATTTACAAGCTGATCTTGAAGCGGTTCAAGGATTTAAGCCTGTTTCTGAATATCCTGCACCACAAACTATTTTACGCACAGAGTGGGGCGCAATTAGAAACCTACGTTTCCACTTGTCCACTGAAGGCGCAATTATTAAGAATTCGTCTTCGATTAATGGTGCTGATGTTTATGCGGTTACCTTTGCCGGTCTTGAAGCAGCAGCTTGTGTTAAACAAGATGGCGCTTCAGCAAGGTTCATTTATTTACCACCTGAAATCGTTGGCGGACCATTGGCTCAGAACTGTTCTGTGGCTTGGAAGTCTGCTATGGCATTTGGTATCAAAAATGAGTCTTGGATTGGTAACTTAATGTGTACCAAAAATCTTTAGGAGATAACTAATGTCATATAATACAATAATTGAACAAGGTTCGTTCACCGTAGCCTCGGGCGTACCTACAAAGACTATTGCCTGTCGAATTGATCCTGACTGGGTTGAGGTATTTAACTATACGGAATATGGCGCAACAAATGCCAATGCCGGTATTAAATATTACTGGCAAAAAGGCATGCCGAATGGCGCAGCTCTAGTTGAGTCGCACAACTCAAGCACAACGATTATTTCAGGGCTGTTCACTGCTGGCGGTATCTATATTTATAATACTGGCACACAAGACCCTGAAGCCGCTAAAGCGCTTTCAGGTACTGAGATCACAAAAGCGGATCCTGCAGTAGCAACATCGACATCACATGGTTATGTGGTTAATGATATTGTACGCGTGTACGGTACAACGGGCATGCTACAAGTTGCTGGTATGGATTTTACCATTACAGCAGCAGACACAAACTCATTCACGCTTGGCTATCTTGACTCAAGTGGATTTGATACAGCAGCTACTGCCGGTTCAGTACGTCGTATTAACGATGTGATGTTCTATCCACGCAATCGATACATCACCAAGTTTAGCGCTACATCCGGTAGCTCAACTGATGTTGATATCGTAACGTCGGTAACACATGGCTATCAAATTGGTCAGGTAGTATTGATTAATATGCCAACTAACTATGGCACGGCACCATCAACATCATTTGATGGTAAATATGGAACAGTTGTTTCTACAACAGCTGCAACAAACACTATGACGGTACGCTTTAGTTCAAATGCAGATGCAAGCTCATTTGTGTTCCCGGTAGCAAGCGCAAGCGGGTTCCAATTTGCTCAGGTATTGCCTTCAGGCGAAAGCATGAAGCAAGCCGTAGCATTAAGTGGACCTATCTTGGGTGATGCTTCCTATAACCAAGCTGCTATTAACTTGGTTCTTGGAACGGGTAACGGTACAATATCAGGCCCTGCGGGTAAGACTGCAGCTGATGTTATGTACTGGAAAGCCGGTCGTTCATTTAGCAATAACTAATAATAGTTAGGGAGGGGTGTAAAACCCCTCCCATATTAAAAAGGGAATTATATGTCAGAAGAAATGTTGACGTCGCAGTCAGAAATTACACCTGTCTCAAAGGGTATCAAAAAAGCAGCTCCGGAAGTTATTAAAAGCAAACGTGAGCTTGCTGAAGAAAAATTATATGAGCTGTGGCAAAAAGACAGCAAGATGGTGCGTGGTATCTTTAGAAACCATGAAATCCCCGGTACGGCTATTACGTTTACTTATCATCGCTATAAATATGACACACCAGAGAAGCATACCTTTATGGATGGTCAAGTATATGAAGTGTCGCGTGGTGTAGCTCGACACATAAACGAAGACTGCAACTATCCGATACACCACTATTTGATGGATGAGAACAATAAACCATCAATGCTTGTGGGTAAAAAAGTACAACGTTTCAGCTTTGTGCCCACTGAATTTGGTGATATTGAACCGAGTGTTAATCTCATGACTGCAGTTCCACTGCAATAAAGGTGTTTTAATGGCTGTTGCGTATACCGATGCTAAACCGACCTTTTGGCCACCAATGCGGGTAATATCAAGTATTACCAATGCAAGCCCTATGGTGGTTACCACAACAATACCCCATCGGTATGGCACCGGTATGATCGCACAGCTGTTAATACCATCTAACTATGGCATGCAACAAGCTAATAAACTTCAAGGTGATATAACGGTTACAAGCACGACTGAGTTTACGATGCCTATTAACTCAACAAACTTTGACGTTTTTATCGTACCTTCTGGTACGATATCAATATATGCTCAAGTGTTACCAACCGGTGAACGAGCCGAACAGGTAACTGAGCCTTTTCGCAATGTATTGCCGTACAAAGGGAGCTAAGCAATGGCCGGAACGACTTTAACTGAAATCCAACAAAAAGTACGACGATTGACGCGTAGTCCATCAGAAACACTTTTAAGTAATGCTGACTTGAATCAGTACATCAACACGGCCGTATTATATGATCTCCCTGAGCACTTACGCTTAAGGGATCTTAAAACTACCGTTACCTGGTACACGCAAGCATATAAAGATGTTTATCTGACTAATGACACGCTATCAACAACTGATCCGCTTTATGACTTTAAAAACAAGTATGTTACCATAGATACCCCGTGTTACATTGCCGGCAATCGTTCTTTCTATACTCAAAGCCGTGATGTATTTTATGGTGCATGGCCACAGACTAATCAGATAGATAACTTTGCTCAAGGCGATGGGACTACAACTGCGTATGGCGGTACGTTAACTAATACTCCGGTCTTATTAAATTCATTCATAGTATCTTCAGTTGATGCTACTAATGCGACAATGACATTCGTAGACAATCCAAATATTCCCCTTGATGGAACCGGTGATATTATTCTTGCTGAGAACAATATTCTTGGCCCGGCGTTTGGTACCATTAATTATATAACCGGCGTATGGTCAGTAGATTTTGCTACTGCACCTGCTGATGAACAGAACATAGTGACACAGTCAGTTGCTTATACACCAACATTGCCAACAGCGTTGCTTTACTACGAAGATAAGTTCATTGTTCGTCCTGTACCTGATGGTGCATACGCTATCAATCTTGAGGCGTATAGACTACCTACTGAGTTGCTCAATAGCGGTGATTCACCTGACTTGAAACAATGGTGGCAATACATAGCCTATCTTGCAGCTAAGAAGATATTTGAAGATCGAATGGACATGGATAGCGTTCAGCAGATTACACCTGAGTTAATTAAACAAGAATCATTAGTTTTGTCACGTACTTATGTACAGAATGCTACACAACGAAATGCAACAATTTACAGTCCACAGCTTGAGAACAGCCCATATTTTGGGTCTTGGGGTTGGTGGAATACACCACTAGGTTGAGGAGATACTATGCCAGGTCCATTTACTTATTATGACACACCGAAAGCAGATCAGAAGATTAATGCGACTCAGCCGTTAATCAGGACAAACTTTTCATCTATTAGCGATGAGTTTTCGATTAATCATGTTGGGTTAGGAGGTGCTTCTGCAGATGCGGGGATGC